ATGATGTGTGGAGATTCTTCAGACAACATCGCGGGAATAAAAGGGATGGGTGTAAAACGATTTTTATCTTTATTTCCCGAACTTAAAACACAACCATTATCATTAAAAGAAATAAGGGATAAGAGTGAGGTTTTATTTGAACAAGATAAACACAATAAGTTAGTAACAAATTTAATTACTGGTGTCACAAAACACGGTGTTTTTGGTGATGAATTTTTCGATTTGAATAACCGTGTTGTAAGTTTAGATGAGCCTTTTTTAACCGAAGAGGCGAAAGAAATCATATTATTATTAATAAATGAAAATTTAGACCAAGAAGGTAGGTCGTATAAAAACGCGATGAAAATGATGACCGACGATGGTATATTCAATGTATTACCTAAATCAGACGATTCATGGATTAAATTTTTAGACCCCTTTCTGAGATTAACAAGAAAAGAAAAAAATAAAATAAAAACAAAACCAATTAAAATTAAATCAAATGATTAGAGAAAACCAAAATCAAGAAAACATCACGAAATTCGAGTTTTTATTGTCTTTAGAAGGTAACATTGTATGTCAAAGATATTTCAATGTAAGAGACCATTATAAGCAATCAAGAAGTTCAATGGACCTTCACTATTATGTAAAAAATATTTGTGACCAAATTGAGGAAGATTTGAAAATAAAAAGTTCCAATTATCTATGTGAAAATCTAAATTATATCCTAAATTCCGAAAATGTGGAAGATAAGTTAGATGAAGAAAAAGAGCATTTTTTGTTGGAAATTAAGATGGGTGACGACGTATTTATTTCAAGAATATTTCCCGCATATCCTTATCACCCAAAGGCAAGGTATACGGTAGATATTCGTCCAAAATTGAAGATCATTTTGTCAGACTTAACTGACATTTTATCTTCAGATGATTTGGAGACAGTTTATCTAAATCATGATTTAAGTTACAAAAACTAATATATTTAAAAATTTATGGAAGAAAGGAATTTTGGTTATTTAGGATTTTCATTTCAACAGTCACTTATTAAAGCAATTGTTGAAGATAAAAAATATGGTGAAACAATTATTGATGTTATTGAAAGTAAGTTTTTTGATAATAATTCTTTTAAGTTTATCATGGAAAACATGAAGGAATTATATAAAACTTATAACAAAATTCCCGATTACAATACGTTGGCACAGAAAATTATGGCCGAAGGTGCTGGTACACAAACAGCTAAAATTAACATAGACACTTTAGAGGCAATAAAAAATAACGAACAACAAATTGAGTATGTTAAAGACACAGCTTTAAACTTTTGTAAACAACAAAACTTAAAAAGAGAGTTAAAAAGTGTACAGAGTATAATTGAGAGTGGTGAATTTGAGGCTTATAATAAAATCGAACAAATCATTCAAAAGGCACTACAAGTAGGTATTTCGAATGATGAAACAACCGATGTATTCCACGGAATTGACGAAGCTTTGGAACAAGATTTTAGACACCCACTACCAACAGGAATTGTAGGTATTGACAATCTTCTAAAAGGTGGGTTGGGTATTGGTGAATTAGGTGTTGTATTGGCACCAACTGGAACGGGTAAAACAACTTTATTGACAAAATTTGCAAACACCGCTTTTAATTTAGGTTATAATGTTGTACAGATATTTTTTGAAGACAATCCGGGTAATATAAAAAGAAAACATTACACAATTTGGTCTGACATTGCACCTGACGAACAACCTGAATTTAAAGATGAGGTTAAGAAAAAAGTGGATGAAGCACAATCTCGTTCAAAAGGAAGTTTAAAACTTTTAAAACTTGCAAGTGATAATGTTACAATTTCTGAGATTAAAAATAAGTTAAGAAAAATTAATTCAGAAAGTACAAATAAAATTGATTTACTTATCATTGACTACGTTGATTGTATTTCATCTGAAAAATCAACAAACGGTGAAGAATGGAAAGGTGAGGGTTCGGTAATGAGAAGTTTAGAATCAATGACCACTGAGTTTAATATGGCAATATGGACAGCAACACAAGGTAATCGTGAATCAATTTCGTCTGAAGTTGTTACAGGAGACCAAATGGGAGGTTCAATTAAAAAGGCACAAATTGCACACGTTATATTATCTATTGGTAAAACATTAGAACAAAAAGAACACAACTTAGCAACACTAACTTTACTTAAATCACGTATCGGTAAAGACGGTGTAGTATTCCAAAATTGTAAGTTCAATAACGAATATCTACTTATTGATACTGAATCACAAAATACACTTCTTGGTCATGAAGAACAAGAGGTTCAAAAGAGGGCTAATAGAACGGCTGAAATCTATAAGAAAGCCCAAGAAAAAAAGGCACTAATAAAATAAACAAAAAATAAAAGAGAAACTTAAAAATGCAGAAAGGTAAAAAGTTTCTGAGTGATCTTAAATTGCACTCAGATTATTTCAAATGGTTGAAAGAAGAAAACAGGTATGAAACATGGGAAGACGCATGTGAAAACATAATTGATGGTCATAGAAAAAAATATGTTGAGTTCAAAGATAACATTGAACCATATTTACAAAGTGCCGTTGAGAGTATGAAAGAACAATCAGTGTTAGCGTCACAAAGAAATTTACAGTACAGACACGAACAGATAATGAAACACAACACAAGAATGTTTAACTGTACGTCAGGACATATTGCACGTAATAGAGTATTCCAAGAGATATTCTATCTTGCATTATCTGGTTGTGGATTCGGTGGAGGTTTATTAATTCCATTTGTAAATAATTTAAGTAAAATCCAAAAAAGAACTTTAGGTACTAAAACTTTTTATATTGAGGATTCAATTGAAGGTTGGGCAGATTCATTAGGAGTATTATTATCATCTTACTTTGTTGATAACCAACCTTTCCCTGAGTATGCGGGATATGAGGTTAAATTTGATTATTCATTGATTAGAGAAAAAGGTTCGTTCATAAGTGGAGGATTTAAAGCGCCGGGTCATGAAGGACTAAAACAATCTTTAGAAAAAATTGAAGCATTAATTGAAAAGTGGATTTCAACAGAAGGTAATAAGATTAGACCAATTTTAGCATTTGATATTATCTGTCATTCTGCAGACGTGGTATTATCAGGTGGTGTTAGACGTTCAGCATTAAATATGATTGTTGACCCTAACGATGATGAAATGATTCATGCTAAGACAGGAAATTGGAGAATGGAAAACCCACAAAGAGGTAGAAGTAATAATTCAGTATTATTATTAAGAAGTGAAGTTAAGAAAGAACAATTTGATTACTTAGTAAAACTTAACGATGGAGCAAATGACATTGGTTTCGTTTTTGCAAATAGTTGGTTTGATATGTTCAATCCTTGTTTTGAAATTTTAAAAATACCGGTATTAGACAATGTTGATTTTGGTAAAATACATTATGACGATGTTGAGGAGTATGTTAAAAATAACAAAGAAAAATTTGGTATACAAGGTTGTAACTTAACTGAAATTAATGCTGAGAAGTGTACAACAAAAGATAAATTTTTAAAAGCTTGTAAAGACGCGTCTATTTTAGGAACATTACAAGCGGGTTACACTAACTTCCCGTATTTGGGACCAGTGAGTAAAAAGATTTTCGAAAGAGAAGCGTTATTAGGTGTTAGTATTACAGGTTGGATGAATAATCCAAAATTATTCAATGCCGAATTATTGGAAGAAGGTGCTGAGATGGTTAAATCAACAAACAAAGAAGTCGCTGCGGTTATTGGTATTAATCAAGCCGCAAGAACAACATGTGTTAAACCTTCAGGAAATGCGTCTGTTGTGTTAGGAACTGCGTCAGGCATTCATCCTGAACATTCTGAAAAGTACTTCCGTATTATGCAATTGAATAAAGAAAGTAATACCGCTAAATGGTTAACAGAAAATATGCCATTCTTATTGGAAGAAAGTGTATGGAGTTCAACCAAAAGTGACTATGTTGTATTTGTACCAGTTGAAAATCCTAAAAATGGTTTATTCAAAAAAGATATGAAAGGTATTAAACATCTTGAATTAATTAAGTTGGTTCAACAACATTGGGTTAATGCTGGAACTAATCCTGAATTATGTACATACATGCCGGTAAATCACAATACATCTTGTACGGTTATTATCGACGATAAAGATGCAATTGTTGACTACATTTGGGAACAAAGAGATTTCTTTACCGCAGTAAGTTTCATTTCAGACTATGGAGATAAGGACTTCAACCAAGCACCATTTACATCAGTTCTTAATTTAGAAGAAATCGTTGAAACTTACGGTAAAGGTTCAATTTTGGCGTCAGGTTTAATAATTGATGGTTTACACTATTTCAATGATAACTTATGGTTAGCAACTGATACTTTGTTAGACGACTCAATTCCAATCACAGGAACAAGAGAACAAGTATTGTTGAAAAAATATTGGATTTCAAGAGCCAAGAAATTTGCAAAGAATTACTTTAAGAATGATTTAAGAAAGATGGTTTATTGTTTAAAAGACGTTCATTTGTTCTACAAATGGGAAACTATCACTCGTCAATTCAAAGAAGTGAATTTCGGTGAAATTTTAGATGAACCACAATATAAAGACGTTAGTGACTTTGCTGCTATGGCTTGTTCAGGTGCGTCATGTGAGATTACTAAAATATAATGAAACTAGAGGAAGGAGTAGATTACTATATAGATGAGAAGTCGGGGCTTATGGTCCTGACTTCTTTCTTTTTAAAGAAGAGAGGGTTTTGTTGTTCCAATGGTTGTGCAAATTGTCCTTATGACCCTCCTCACCTTATTAAAGGTAATAGTAAATTGAAAGAGGATTCATAACCATTTTTACATTATCTATATTTATATCATATGGCGGTAACGTATGGTATAGATTTTCCATTCAGAGAAAGTCAGAAAGGTGATTATTTGAGTATGACGGAGATTCCCGAAAGAGAAGTCCGAGCTAATTTGGTACATCTTTTATTGACAAGAAAAGGTAGTAGATATTACTTACCCGATTTTGGTACAAGAATATACGAATATATTTTCGAACAAAACGATATAGTGACCTTTAATCTTATCGAAGAAGAAATTAGGGAAGGAGTAAAAAAATATATACCAAATTTAGATATCAATTCAATTGATATAGTATCAGCTGAAAACGACCCCGATGAGGACGTAAAAACATTTTCAGAGACCGAAGACGAGAGATTATTCAGAGTTTCAAATTTAAGTAGTAAACCATATACAGCCAAAGTAAAAATCGATTATACGGTTAATAACGGTGCATTTTCAACAAGTGACTTTGTAATTATAAACATATAAGATGAGTAAAAAAATATCATACGCAACAAGGGATTTCGCTGGTTTAAGAAACGAGTTAGTTACTTTAACTAAAGATTATTATCCCGAATTAATAAAAAACTTCAACGACGCATCGGTATATTCCGTATTGTTAGATATTAATGCTGCGGTTGCTGATAATTTACATTTTCATATTGATAGAGTTTGGCAGGAAACAATGTTGGATTTTGCACAACAAAGACAATCTTTATTTCATATAGCAAAAACATATGGAATAAGATTACCTGGTGTAAGACCCTCAGTTGCTTTATGTGATTTTTCAATAAATGTACCGGTTAGAGGTGATAAAGAAGATGAGAGATATTTGGGTATTTTAAAATCAGGTGCTCAGGTTTCAGGCGGTGGACAATCTTTTGAAACAATTGAAGACATAGATTTTTCAAACCCTTTTAATAGTAAAGGAGAACCAAACAGATTAAAAATTCCAAATTTTGACGGTAATAATAGATTGATATCTTATACAATAGTAAAAAGAGAAGCGGTTATAAATGGTGTTACAAGAATATTCAGAAGAGTGATTAGTTCAGTAGACCAAAAACCTTTTTTAAAATTATATCTACCAGAACAAAATGTTTTAGGTATTACAAGTGTTATACATAAAGAAGGTACAACATTTGCTGGTAATCCAACATCAGCAGAATTTTCTGACACAACAAATAAATGGTATGAAGTAAAATCACTAATAGAAGACAAAGTATTTGTACCAGACCCAACAGGTGTTTCAGATAAAAATAATTTCAAATCAGGAACATATGTTCCTGTAACTAATAAATTTGTTACAGAATATACTCCCGAAGGTTATTTTTCATTAACATTCGGTTCGGGTACGGTGAATCCATTAGATAATTTGGATGAATATATGACAGGAAATATGAAAGTTAATTTAGCTTCATATTTGAATAACATGTCGTTAGGTGCGGTTCCAAAAGTAAACACAACTTTATTTGTAAGATACAGAGTTGGTGGAGGTAAAGATAGTAACTTAGGTGTGAATGTTATATCAAGTATTGACGATATTGAATTTAATGTACAAGGACCTAATTCAACTATTAATACACAAGTTATTAATTCGTTACGTGTAAATAATATAACACCAGCTGTGGGTGGTGCTGACCAACCGACAATTGAGGAAATTAGAAATATGGTTTCATATAATTTCTCAGCTCAAAATAGGGCGGTTACGTTAAATGATTATAAAACATTAATTGAAACCATGCCATCAACATACGGCGCACCCGCAAAAGTTAATGTGATGGAGGAAGATAATAAAATCCGTATTAAATTATTATCTTATGATGAAAATGGTAATTTGACTGATACAGTATCTAATACATTGAAAAATAATATTTTAAGTTATTTGTCAGAATATAAAATGATAAATGATTACATAGATATCGTTACCGGTGAAGTTATTGATTTAGGTTTAGAAATAGATTTGAATATAAATAAAAACGAAAGTCAAACAGACGTATTACAAGATGTGATAGAAACAACAACATCATTCTTCTCAATTGATAAACGTAAAATGGGTGACCCATTATTCGTTGGTAATTTAAGTAAAACAATCGGTTCGGTTTCAGGTGTTGAAAATGTAATTGATATTAGAGTGTTTAATAAAGTAGGTGGTGAATATTCGTTGTCTGAAGTTTCACAACAATATAAAAACACAACCACTAAGGAAATATTACAATCAGATAACACCGTCTTTATGAAATCGAATCAAATATATCAAATTCGTTTCCCAAATAAAGATATTAAAGTCAGAGTTAAAACAGTTAGTTCGACTACATTTTAACAACTTTTTTGATTATAATAATTGGAAAATAGGATAGTTTCTATTTATTATAAGAATGGTACAAAAACACAGAATTTCAACTAATATAGGGGTAGACCAGAAAGTTACTGTCGAACTAAAACAAGATTTCGACATGTTAGAAATTCTTTCTTTAAAATTTACCCAACAACAAGTTTACACTTCATTATGTTCAGATTATGGTGTTGTTTGTGGTAGAGTTACTGCAAATAATGGTTTTGGTGTTGGGAATGCAAGAGTATCAATATTTGTACCATTATCAGAAGATGACGAAAACGACCCTGTAATTTCGTCTTTATATCCATACAAGGAAGTGACGGATAAAGATGAAAATGGTTATAGATATAATTTATTACCATCAAGAAAACAACACGGTGGTCATGCAGAAACGGGAACATTTCCTGACCAATCTGACATATTAGGAAGAGAAGAATATCTTGAAGTTTATGAAAAATATTACAGATATACAGTAAAAACAAATACTGCCGGTGACTTCATGATTTGGGGTGTACCGGTAGGATTACAATCAATTCACGTTGATGTAGATTTATCAGATATTGGTTGTTTTTCTTTAAGACCGGCGGATTTCCAAAGATTAGGTGTTGGAGTTGACCAATTCAAAAACAAATACACTTTTAAATCATCTGAAGATTTAGACTCATTACCACAAATAATAAAATTTGATAGGAATGTAGAAGTTTATCCTTTTTGGGGTAATGAAGACTTGTGTGAAATTGGAATTACAAGAACCGACTTTGATTTATCAGAAAGAGGTGTTAATATACAACCAAAAGCATATTTGATTGGAGGGGTTTTTACTGATACCGGTAAAAATTCAGTTAATAAAAACTGTATCCCAAGAAGAAAAATGGGTAGAAAATGTGATTTAATCACAAAATCTGCAAACATTGAGGCAATCAGATTTATGCCAATTAAGGATGAACAGAACAGACCTTATTTAGAATATCTACCAATAGACGAGGATGTACCAGATGATGGTGGTTTTGTTTTACCATTGGAAATGAATATGGATTATGTCATTACCAACGAATTTGGTGAGAACGAAATAACGAACGACCCAAACAAAGGTATTCCAACTTCAGCATGTTATAGATTTAGATTTAATTTAAATGATAACGGATTAGATAGAACAAGAGCCAATGCGGATTTCTTGGTACCAAATATTAGAGAATTCCAAACAGGTTTAACTATAGATGATAGGTCATATTATTTCGGAACTGATTGGGATGGTTATCGTGATGAAATGAAAACTTTAATTTTAAATAATCAAAATGGAGAGTTTTATCCACAAGATTATTTTTATAGATTCACATATAACAAAGTTTATACGGTTTCATCTTTTCATAGTCATTTTTTAGGTGTTGATGCACTTTCAAAAGGATTAGCAATAACTGCAGGTGCGGTAACAGGAGGAATATACGGTGCGGCTTTAGGTTCTGTTGCAACAAAATATAACTTTGCAAATATAAATGAAATATTACCAACAGAAGAGGAAGATTGTAGTGATAAAGTAACCCCACCAACAAATTTTGGTGTACGAAATTATACATTTCAATTACTAATTGCCGATTTTTTACTTGTATTAGATTATGTTTTCAATTTGGTAACATTAGTTATCACAAATACAATTGCAAAATTATTAAGTGATATTGCAGAAATACTCGTACCTATTAGTCCTAAAGCTAGACCAATTAGAGGTGTTAAAAATAGCTTCATTGCAAATAACGGTGTTGCATTAAAATTAATAACTTATCCTGATTGTGAAGAGTGTGAGGCGAATGTTGAAGAAAATAACTGTCAATACTATGACACCTTATATGACGACTCATTAGTTACTGGTTATTTTGTTGAAGACCCAACTGTAACACAAGTAATTTCATGTAGTGGTGAAAGTTGTGTTAATACTAATATTTTACCAGGTAATACTGGTAGAAAATATGTACAGACAAGTGCACAATTACAAACTGAAATAGCTGCTGGTAGAAAGTTATTAGCTACAGCAATTTATGGTGATAATAATTTTGTAAATAGACCAACAAGTTATTACCCATATAATCTAACCGGTACAAATAATGGTATCACAAGTAGTAATCATACAGGACAGAACACCCTATATGGTGCAGATTTTGGTGCTGCAAACACCTTTACACCAAGTAGAAGAAGCGAATTTAGTAATGGTGTATTTTATATAGTACCAGGTTCACAAACCAATAATAGATTAATCAAAATAGTTGGTGAATATTATAGAAGAAAACGTGTGGGTAAAATGTTTTGTGGTGGAATAGTTAATTATGGATTTATTGACAATTGGTTATCAGGTTCATTATATTTTACACAATTTAAAGCAAAAAAATTAACAAAATTGGCAACTGCAACTTCTGAGGCTGTTTTGAAATATTGTAGAAATTTAGTTTGGTTTGTTTTCGACCAAAGTAAATTTTATTACAGGTCGGCTAAGTTTAGTACAACATCAGGTTTTGACAGAGATAATTTAAATAGACCGACAACAATAGTTGATTTAGGACCAAGAGATGAATTCATTAAAGAAATTTGTATTGATGCAAAACTAGACCCAAATTGTTCGGTGGCACGTTCTATTGGTTCAACATCATACCAACCTTTAGGTGAATTGTTAGCATTAGCAATTAACTATAGGATGGATGTTGCAAACAAAAACGGAAACTTAAATTTATTTTTTAATAATAACGGATTCTATTCTAATTTAAATATAGGTAATGTTTTAGACGGAGATATATTACAATTATTGTCAACAAATAATGAAGTAGGTATCGAACAATTTGATTTAGAAAATCCGAAATACTTAGGTTATAGATTTGATATTTTAGATCCTGAAGATAATGAAACATTTTTTAAAGTTGATGGTGATTGGGGTCCACTTCCAGTTACGTTGGAATTAGATGAAGATGGTGACAGAGTAAGGTCTTGTTTAAATGAACCGGGTAGATTGGGTTGGGATTCCGAGACGTATGGTTCATCACAAACAGTTCCATTTTATTTGTGGAATAAAAAAGGTTCAGGATTTGGACCTGGAGGTACGAATAGAAGCAACCAATCTTGGGATTATGAAAGTGTTGTAACACAACCATTACAAGGTATGACATACGGTTATCAATTTACTGGTGGAACTAACGACCCTTCAGACAAATATTTGTTACTACCAATAACAAAAACAAATAATGGAATTACTGGTAGTACTAATTTAAATTTAACTGACGTAATCGAATTTGATGTTGTTATTCCATCAACTTCAACACACACAAGTTATGACGATGAATATCCAGGATTTAGTGTTTTAAAAAGTTCATCTAGTGAAGTAAACAATCCAACATCAGGAACACTTTATATTAGATGGGGTACAGCGGGAAATTGGCAAGAAATTCCGTGGACACCATCAACAGATTTAATTATACCAAGAAGACAAGATTATTATGGTTCGAATACAAAACAGATTTTATCTACACCATTTCAATTTTACTTTGGTTTATTGGCAGGTAAAACAGGAGTTGATAAATTTATAGACTTATATGGACCTAAAGGTGCGTTTGATTCACTTGAATGTGAAACATCATCATTAACACCAACAACATCACCAACTCCAACACCTACTGTGATAGGACCAACATCAACTCCGACACCTACAGCATCGGGACCAACCCCAACACCTACAGAAACAGGTCCAACCCCAACACCAACCACAACACCATTACCTCAGGCATCCTTTTCAACTTCAACTATATATGCGAGTAGACCTGGTTCACCAACACCTGCCGGAACAACAACTGAAACAAGTGGAACAACAATAACTGTTATAAACGGTTCAGTTACATTAAAATTATCTACATGGGTAAACACTGGTTATAGATCTAACACCTCATTAACAATTGGTATAAACACATATTCACCTGGCGAATCTGGACAGGGTATGACAGGTGGAACTGGAATAGGTAATGCATCCTCAACCACGTTTACTTTAGGTGTGGGTACATATAACATAACGGAATGGACCGTGAGTGCAATTTCTGATGGTTCACTATCTGTAGTACAAGCTAAATTAGAACAAGTGCTTTAAATTATATGAAAAAGAAAGAGATATTATTACCAAGTAAAAAATATTTTAAGGCAAATGACGAAGACCTAACTCTAAATGTCAAATTAGATAATAATGAAACATTGATGAGAGAAGGTGAAAGAAATATTATATTAGACCTACCAACATTATTTGACGACGAAAGAAACCAATCCAAAACATATAAGATTTATGGAAAAATGAAAATGATTTTCAGAAATCTATATTATGGTAATAGTGATTATAATCCTTTATTAAAAAATCTTTATTTATGTGGAGATGGGTCAGGTAGTAACGATGGTTTTATACCATATAATGAATTTGCGTTCTTAAGAGATGATGTTTTGAGAGAAGTTAATGACCCTTATACAGGAAACACAATGAATCTTTTTGTACCACAAAAAAGATTAGAAGGTACTAGACATACGGGACACACAATTACAACATCGATAGAGGCACCATATAAAAATTGGAATTTATATCTTAGTTATGTGGATTCACAGGATACAGGTTTTACAATGAACTATACATTTTCTGGTGGAACAAATTATACATTTGTTGCTGGAGACGGTATACCATTTAGAGTATATAATAATGGAAATTATTATACATTAATATCACCTGTTGAACATGGTATGTCACAAGGTGAATATATAACAATATCAGGTGGAACACTTAATAGTGGTATTAATCTAACGGGAAGAACTTTTTATATTGAAAGTGTTGGTAATGAATATTATAACTCAGAAAAGTATGTTGTGAATTTACAAAAAAATGAATTTGCATCTGGTTATACATTGAGTGGAGTGACATTTGTTTTGGGTAAAAGATGTTTAGATTTATTAAATATTTCTGGATCAACATCACAATACTATGTTCATAAACACAAGACACTCACAACTGTTGATGATTATATAATGGATAAAGTTGGTTTTGAAACACCGATTTGGGAACACGAAAGAAAAATATTATTTGAAAATCCATTACAAGAAAATGATGTTTTAGTAGAAAGAAATAGACCCGAATCTGTTTTATTCGATTTTAAAAAAACATTTACATTAACAGGAATTACAAATAATTTAGGATACACACCAACCGAAGTTTATATTACAGTATTGTTAAGAAATGGTAATGGATATTTTTCGTACCCACCAAAAGTAGGTTATAAATTTAATTTTCATAATACATGGATTGACAAACAATTTACGGGTAATACTGAAAGTAGTTTAAGTGATGTAACATCATTTACAGGTAATACAGGAATTACAGGTTTTACAAGTGGAAATACAATAGCAACAGGAACAACCTTAACTGGTGCATTTGTTGAATATAATGAAAAAGATTTCAAAGAGAGAATTATAAGTGAAGCATACCATAAATTTTCACATAAAAAAACTGTCGGTGGAGTAACAATTTTTAATCATGGACAAGATGATACAAATCCTGAAGGATATTTCTATCAACCACATTATAGAGTTAAACTAAGGGAACTTTCACCATATATTGAAACCTCAAACACAAAAGATATTTTAAACTTACCTGAGAATTGTATTTATGATGAGACGGAAAAAATTTGGAAATGGAGAGATTTATATGACCACGGATTTGTAGACCAAGAAGGTAATGGTACCACTTTTCCATTTATAAATAATCTTCACTATGTGATGAAAGATATTAATTTTTATTTGAGAAATGAAAATTCATATACAAATAAATTTGACGGATTAAATAATTTCAATAATATAAATCCACTTGATTGTTAATGAAACTAACCAGAAACACAAACGATAGAAATATTATTATTAATACGGAACAAGATTTCCAAACCGACTTAGGTTGGCAAGAGAATCTTACGCAGTTTGAGGATGAAGTATTGAAAGATATTATAAATCCAGTTGAAAATTATGAAACTGTTAGATTCATACATAAACCATATTCCGGTTCGACATTACCAAATAATTTAACACATACAGATATTTGGTTTCAATTTTATTTTTTATCGGGTTCAACATATGTACAGAATTATGAAACAATAGGTATTACAAATAGAGAAAATGAAATGATGTTGAGACAATCAACAGAAAGTTTTTTCAGATTAGAGTTTTTTAAAACTCCATTGATAAGTGGTGACACATATGAAGGACCGACAAGAAAAAATAGAAGATTAGTTTTTACTAAAAATCTTTCACTACCCGTAGGTGAAAAATTTTTTTATACAACAACAAATTCTGGCTATTATATTCATATACCGGTTTTTATGGGTTCAAATTACAAAAACAAAGAGAACATGTATTTGTTTTGGTTTGAAGATGAAACTGTGTTAGAAGAAACTGAATTAATAGGTACGGATACAAGTAATACTTTCTTTATGACTGCAAAATTTTATAATGCAAAAGATGGAAGTATTTTAGATTTTACTAATAGAGTTTTGACTACTGGCACTACGATAGATGAGAAAAATGATATGTATTACCAAGTTGATTTTGATTTAACGGGTAAAACATATGAAATTTTCAAATATACAGGAGGAACAAAAGGAAGTAAAGTAGGAACATCAGGTTTAGGAAATTCAATTAACTTTTATGAAAAAGGTGGAGGAACGATAAGTACTCAACCAACAATTGCACCCACATCAATACCAACAATAACACCAACACCATTACCAACACATACACCATATCCAACAATTGAACCAACCCCAACCCCAACACCAATTCCTGAAGTTAATGAGGCAAGTTATTATTTATCATTAGAAAGATGTGGTGACGGTGCTGTAGTTTGGTCTAACGCAGTAAATGGTGCACCAGATGATCCTGATTTTGACTATAATATAGGAACCTTTGTTTATGACCAAAATAATGTTTATTATGAAGTTATTGATTTTCAATATTTCTCATATAACCCAGACTTATTAACATCAATTCAAATACAAGGAACTGCAGTAGGTTGTCCTACACCAACACCAACCCCTACACCAACCGCAACATTAGACCCATTATTACCAACACCAACACCAACTTCAACATCTGTTGCACCATCACCAGCAACTGCCACACCAACACCATTACCACCAACTGCAACCCCTACACCAACACCAACACCAATACCTTTTGCGTTTACAGTTACAACAGGTTGTACTAATTACGAAGGTACCGGAACATTATCAGTTAATATAACCGCTGGTGGTTCAGGTAGTGGATGGTATTGGAAAATCATATCGGGACCTGCAGGTTATCCAACAGGTAATCAAATTAATGGTGCTACCGTTTCAAATTTATCTGATGGTGATTACGCCATTTTATTAAGTGACGACGCTGGATATCAAGCATCAACAAATGCAGACTATACAATAGATTGTCCTCCACCACCTGATGTTGAATTAGTTGTAGGATTTATTGCGAGTTCCTTACAACCAACACTATCACAATGTAATAGTGCAACACAAATTACCATAAACACCCTAAGTCCAACCGGTACATTCTGTAATTTCAGTAGTATTACCTCAACAACTTTCACATCTTATGGTCAGGGTAATAACTATTGGTTATGTTACCAAGGTCAATATCGTAGAATATATTTGGCAGGAAACGGAAATGATGATGGATATCCAGCAGGAAATTGTGGAACGTTATCATAAAATTTTTTATTTAAATGAGAAAAACTGATTATACCATATTAAAAACATACGAGACAGGTTCATATTTAAATTTTCCAATTTTTTTAGAAAGTAGCGCTGACGAATTGGGTGTTATGGTTTCATTTGATGGTGATATGGAACAAATAGAACAATTATCTAATTTTTCATACACACAAACAGGTACAACTATAGTGGTTTATAATACTGTAAATCCGGATAAATTAAGAAAACTAGTAGAACAGACATTTACAATTAATTGGGGTGATGGTACAACTTCAGGATTAACAGTTAATACCGGTGTAATCGGTTCAAATTTACCATCAGTTACAAAGACTTATTCAACCTCAGGTGTATATGAAATAACATTATCTAATTCATCTCCGTGGTCTACTGAAGAAATCAAGAAAAAAGTAACAATTCCTCAAGATATAACAAAACCTAATCCTTTAGGGACGTTTACAGGAATTACAATACCAGCATATTCTAATTTAACAGGTCAAACACAAAACTATCTTAATGACTTAGATTATACAAATAACACCGGTCATACAACATTTACCTATTTAGCAATTGGTGGTAGTAGAATAGGTGAATTAAGACAATATGGTTCAACAACATTTACGGGTGTAACAACGGGAACCACAGATGGGATTACATATAGTGGTTATACTATCGACGGTCTTTATTATAGAGACAGATCAGATGGTTATACTATGATTACAGGTAACACTACGGGATTCACAAAAGAAGAGGTGGTGAATTATGTTATAACAAGAAACGAACATTTCTTAGGTTTTATCGATGACCCACAAGTATATTCTGACATTTTTGTGGAAAGAGGTAAACAAGGGGTAATGGAGAAAAACCTAAGATTAGGAGAGATTGATAATATGGATGAATTAGAAATATACGGAAACGGATATTTTAAGATTAGAAAATCATAAAAAATATATTTATAATAAAAGTTTATGGCAGTAGGTAGTTATGGAATAATTAGACCGGCGGATGTTTCACCAGATGATGTGGATATATTATATCACTATACATCAGGAAGAACATCTACAGCTTCGGTAACACTTAAAAAATTGACTTCATCTAGTGTTTTAACACCAGTTTACCATAATTCGGGTACAACAACAGATTCACAAGCACAAAATGTGGAAATATTGGGTGGTATGTATAATCTGAAATTATCTGCAGACGATTTCAATAACTTAGGAATATATACACTTCACCTAAGACCAAAACAAATCAGGAGTTCGATTACAGATTGTGGTGTTTTAGCATCATTACCTTCTGTTAGAGGTTTAATTATTGATTTATCTAACGTACCATCTGCCGACAGAAATAAATTTACACCACAAGGTTTGGTAGGATATAGAATTGAATATATCAATTCAACGACAAATCAAAAAATACCTAATTTCTATAAAATTGTTACATCATCATTTTATTGTACTCCGGTTACTGCGAATTTGTCAAGTACAACACAAAAGTCGGTTCGTTATCAATATAGTGAACAAGCAACCAATTTAATGTTTTTAACAATTACACCTTCTTCAGCACCTTCCAATAAACCAAACACCGTTCCGTTTATTGGAAATCCAGGACAAAAAATTATACTTACAAATACATTTTTTAATCCTACAACAATAGAGATTGAAATGGTTGAGCATGACTTCTCAACATTGGCACATGCTCTTTATGGTAATCAAAGTAAAGCAATATCTTCTGGTGTATATACCATTTACGATAACAATAACGATAATGCAATCTATAAGCAATATAACTTATATGAAATCAAAGATGATCTTAACGAGACACTTTATGAAATCAGAGAAGAAAGAACTGATATAGATGAATCATTAGACTTTGACACAATTACTAATGTATAATGGCAGTTAGAAGAAAAGTTCCTAGTAGTGCAGTTAATGGAGGTGAAACTTTTAGTGATAGTTTAGTCGGTAGACAAATTACCGACGGTACTAGCCAATTGTCTAATACGAACTTTGCTTTAGATACATTAGTAACACAGAAAGACCCAAAAAAATTCAAGACCAATCCCTTTTCGGATTTTCTTACTTTAGATGATTTGAAGGGAGAGACATCTACAGGTGAAAATAGAACAGTATCAAACAATTCAAAAAATAAAGAAATAAAATTCAACGGAGACAAAAACAACGCCTCCAAATCATTGTTTGGTTCACTTAGAGAAAGAATTTATGTTTCGGTAAAAAATATAATAGGTAATTTTCCTGCGGGACTTTTAATTGATAAGGATAGTTACGTTTCGGTAAGTGGTTACACGGCATATGGTATTAATTATGATACTAATACCAATACAACAACATTTAGTTTTGAAACTAACATGTTATATAATCCTTTTGATTTATTAATTGAAAAACCATTAAGTAATGAGGAACCTGACGTTGAAAATCCATTAAGAAAGTTTTACTCATCATATAAAAAATATGTTTTAGATTTAAACAATGAGTTATATGATGTATTAAATTATACTGAACCAACAAGTCAAAACGTTTCAACTTTAAAAGTATCTGGAAATCCGTTTAGTGGTTCTACAGGTTATAGTGAAAATATTTTAATAAGACCAAATGATGGAGTAACAGAAGAATTTTTCCAATCTCTTGATGATTTGGAGAGTACATTATTAAATAGAGAATCCTCACCAATATATACAGCATCTTTCAGAGTTCCAAGAGATACTTTCGATGGTTCCAAAACTGAAATAGTTTCAATAGAATATAATTGGCCTGTTTCAGATAAAGACAATTGGAACTTACAAATTGTTGGTCTTTCATATGAAAAATATATTGATGACTTAATTAATGTTGCGGATGAAATTGATGATTACAAATCAAATTTATTTGTAAGATTTTTAGCATCACCTCAATTATTTGAATTTGATACTGATGACCAAAGAACTAAATCAATATTTCAAATATATGGACAGAGTTTTGATA